TTGATCCAATGCTATCGGAGTATAAAATGTATTCTCCTGTTTGTTTATTAATGAGTATTAATTGATTTTTCTCATTAATAGCAACTGATGTGTTATCAGGTGTCTTGATATTCTTTTGATTGATAATGTTTGTTACAATTTTGTTGTAATGATAACCAACTGTAAATCCCATAAATAATGCTAGTCCTAACATTAAAACTAATACTGATTGTTTAGCGTACTCTTTTAATTTTTCCATCTTATTTATTTGTTTTTAGTTTATTAATAACATCTACTATTTCAGTACATTTTTCGTATAATTCTTCTTTGATATAATACTTTAAATTTTCCTCTAATGTAGATGCGAAGTGTTTCTTTTCTAATGAAATGTCATATGATGTATTCTCATCTAAACAAGTAACAGTTAATATATGAATATTAGATTTTGGATTATCTATATTCTTTAAAATAGTTTCAACAATAATTTTAGCTATTTTAAAATCTTTATTATCGAGCATTTCTTGAAAATCGCTGTGACTCGTCACTGTTATCTCGTTTGTCATATTAAAATAGGTCTAAAAAATTCTTATTAATTACTTTTGATTTAAATTTAACAACTTTATCTTGGGAAGCCAAAAGTGAGGTTGCAAGTTTTTCTAAGTGGTTCTGTTTTTGAACCTCATAGTCATGTACAATTTTTTTATGTTTAGTATGTTTTGATTTCGCCTTCGTCATTTTTTCTATTATCTAATATTTTCTTCTTCCTCCATCCTGATACTGATTGATTATTTAATAATCTATCTTCATCTGCTCGTTTAGCTAATAATTCTTCATCACTTAGTTTACCATCACCATCTAAATCATATTGTTTATCTTCATCTACTAATTCAAATTCTGAAGCTATGTCTTCTAATCCATCATTTAAAGTAATATCCCATTCTTTTATATCCTCAATTTGTTCTTCAATTATATCTTCTTTAGTTTTTAATTGAGCAAAAGCAAAATTAGCTGCTATTACTAAAGCGATAGCTAAAGGATCAAATACAAATATAATTACTAATAATAACCAGTTAATAATTTTATCCATTGGATAACCAGTTAGGCCTGATAAGTATTTTAATGGGCCTAATTCACTTGTTGCTCCACCTGTTTTAACCTCTAATATTCTATTTTCTAAAGCAAATATTGAATCATTAGCTATATCTAATCTAGCTGTTAATTTATCATCTGACTTAGATGTTGATTCCATTTGTTTGATGTTAGCTTTATTAGATCTAACTACTAAATTACCTTTTTTATCAGTAAATTGAGTTGTAGCACCTTTAGATAAAGTACCTCTTAATTCATTAAGTGATTGTTTTTCCTTTAATAAATTATCTCTTGTTTGAATGTATAATCCTTTTTTAGTTTCAAGTGTTGTTATTTGTTGAGTTACAACACCATCTTTATTAGCTGTCTCTTGATAAGCAGCAGATAAGAAACCATAAATACCCATTGATGTAATTAAAATCAATACAGTAGTCGCGATTGTTAAATATGTTCTTAATGTTTTATTAAGCTCATTCCAATATTGATAAAGTAATGAAGCTATTACTAACTTAGCTATTTCTAATGAACTAGCCATAATAATCACTTCTAAACTCGCACCAGCGAATAATTTACTTAATCCACTTATCGAGTAAAAAGCCGCTGAAGCTGATACTGATAATGCAGATAATGCAATCAATGATGGAAATAATTTGTCTTTTATTGCCATAGTTTTATTATAAATATTTTAAATACGTGAAATAATATCGAAATCATCATCTGCCAATGGTTCGTTATGTAATCCTAACTCCATTAAGCGTTGTTTTTGATAATCATCTAATTCCCAGTCCGGTAAATTTTCTTTAGTCGGTACATGGTCTTCAAAACCTTCAATTTGTTTATTAGTGAACACATCACCAATGTTTAAAAAATAACAATTGTAACATAACATTTCTAGATTTTCAATTCTATAATGTTGTTTGTTTTTATCTTTAAAATGTAGTATTAGAGGCATTTTATAATCAACTACTCGTCGTTCATTAAAATGACACACATTACATTCTTCTTTTAAAAATCCTTCCTCAATTAATCTATATTTGATTTTTTGAGGATTAAAATGAGAAGCGTCTACTCTACCTTCAATAATATCTAATAACGCAACATCTTTTTTACCATGATTTAAAAATTTAGGAATACCTTTACCTTGTTGATTTAAATGTTTATCAAATAAAGATTGACCTGTTGTTTCATCTTTATAAAACTTAGCCCATTTTTTCCAGTGGGTATAAGAACAATTTAAATAACGTGCTGCGGCTCTATTTGATTTTGTTTTAGCAACAGCGGCTAGACACTCTTCTTTTTTTAAATGTTTTGCTTTAGGCATTTTCTTCCTCGTCAATTAAATCTTCAGGTTCAATTTCTAGTTCATCTAGTACAATTAAATCCTCATTGTCTTCAACAATATCAACTTCAGGTGTATGGTCAACATCTGATTCATCATTTAAATTGAATACATCTGTCACTGGTGTTGCTACTCCTTTGTTTCTAAACGCTGCCTCTACTTCTTTATACTTAACAAAGTCATCATGTTCCATAATAATGATTTCATTGTAGGTATGATCTCCTTCTCCTAAAGTAACAGTTACACCTGCTTTTCTACCTGTAGTTGAACACTCAACACATGTTGTTGCTGTTGGTAAAGCTTTTAAACGTCCCGGGTGAATTTCTTCACCACATGATTTACACAGTTTACTCATCTTTTTTATCTATTTTACTTTCTATATTTTGTATTGTCTCCCAAAGGTCTTCTGGGTCTTTAATTATAATACTTTTTTCTTTTCCTTTATCCTCTAATATAATTGGATTTAAATCTCCATCAAGTGATACTCTATCATAAATGTACCATAACATTAATTCAGTTTTCCACTCACCATAATGTTTTAACATCATATTTTCTATGATTTGGACATATGGTTCTTCATAGTCGAGTAATGATAAATTAAATTTTTCCATTAACTCATCAGAACGTTCAATACAAGCACTATAAGTTTTCATTAAACCTATAAAAAATGCTTTATCATCATCCAAATCTATTTCTCCACTAATTTGTATTTTTAAATTAGTTCCAAAATTCTTTAAGTTAAACATAATTATTTATTTTTAATACCTATTGAATAAATTTGTGAAAATTCACTTTCACTTAATTTTTTCATTTTAGAAAAATAATCTAATGCTACTTCAATACTTGGAGCTTCAATTGTATTGATGGCTTCTTTTGTTTTATCGTTTTTACTATAAAAATAATAAGTCATAATTATTTTGGGTCTAGTTTTTCTGAGAAATATGTTGCTGCTTTTTGATACGCTGTATCTAATAATTGGAATTGTTGTTGTAATATCATACCAGCCATTTGAGGTGGTACCATTCGAGCCATATGGTGGTTTGTAGTGTTTATAGTAACACGTTGATTTTTCTTTTCAAAAATATATTCTTCAACAACGAATTCCATTTCTCGTGTTGTTAATTCATTTTTTACTATTATTTCATTAATATCCATAACCTTTATTTTATACCTAAATATAGTAAGACTATCTTAAATAGCCAAACTACTTTCAAGTATTTCGTCAACTATATGATACCTTAATGCGTCTTCAGCATTTAAATACCAATATGATGAAGCATCTTTATGTATATTTAATTGATCATGATTCACATTAGTAAATTTCATTAATAATGAATCATATATTTCTTGCGAACGATCACCTTCTTGTAATTCTTGTCTGTGGTGTTTACGAGGTTGATAATCTACTTCCCAGTTGATCTCATGGTACATTACTGTTGAGTAAGCTCCAATAAACCGCTTATAACCAGCAGCTAATATAAGTAAACCCATTGACTGGGCTTGACCATGACATATTGTATAAACGGGTGTTTCTGAATTTTGAACAGCTTCAACTATACCAAACCCACTATACACATCTCCACCTTCTGAATTAATTAATAATTTAATTGGTGTTCTTTGGTCAGCGTTTATATTTTTGTCATCATTATTAATATCATAGATAAATCTAATGACTTCATTAGCTGTTTGTTGGTTTACCTCAGCTAATGAAATAGTACGGTTAGGTGTTTGTTTTTTAGTAGTCATAAAGTTAAATAGTTTCATATTCAATTTCTATATTTGAAAATCCCCAAGTATCAGCATTACGTGAAAACATAATATGTTCGTGTTCTAAATATTTATTAAATGTTTCAACCCACTCCCAAGCATCATTATAATATTGTTTTGATGGTGATGAACCATCATTACCCATTCCTTTATGAGACATATGATATAAAGGTATATCATAAATAGGTACTAAATCAAAACCATATAATACTGCTTTCTTTTGAGCATTAGTATCAACAAAACAAGCATACATCATCATTTCTTCATATCCTCTAAGCTTATACCAAATATTTTTTGTTGCTAATTGAAAATCACCACAACAATTAAAAATACTATAATTATCATTTGGTGTAACTTTAGCTGGAAAATATCTTGGCTCTGTTGTCTTATCTAAATATTGTCTATATTCATCTAATTTATCTTTATTTTCAATTACATCATCATATTCTATATCTCTTCTACTAAATGTATATAAACTATTTTTATTAGCTTTAGATATAAAATCATTTAATACTTCTTTAGTTGGAGGAATAATATCTGTTGTTGATAATACTATCCACTCAGCATCAGTACGACGTAATCCTAAATTAAATGATAAAACACTATTACATACTTGAGCATTAGGGTCATTCATAGACATTAATTTAGCGTATTCTGGAGGTATAGCGAAATGTTTTAATCTATTTGTTTTAGGTATCATATCCATTACTTCATACAAGAAACTATGAGTTGGTGAATTCCAATCAATATAAATTACCTCATCAAATGTTTCTAACATTGTAGTTAAATGAATAGCAAATCTTTCTTTTTCTTTATAACCATCATTTCTACCAAAAACAACTACTGCTGTTTTACCTGGTATAGTAGTTGGTAAATTATATTTATGTATTTCATCTTTATGGAAACAAAAGAAATTACCATTATCTACAATATTGTAAATATAATATTCAAATTCATCTAAACCTAAAGGTCCAGTACAATCTGTTTTATTATCTAAAGGTGATACATCATATATTTCATAATCAAAAGATTTTAAGACATTATAGAAATCTAATATTTCTTCTTTATTTAATGCTTTAAATGCCTCAACCATTAATACTGGTTTGTTATTCTTGATAATAGGAGCTAAAGTTTTAAGTACTTCTTTATCTAAACCTTCAGTATCAGTTTTTATAAATTTAATTTTATTAATTAAATCATTATGGTTTTGATTTAAAAAATCTGTAATATTAACTCCATCGACTTCAATTTTATGACTATGGAATTGTTTTATTTCATTTTCTTTTTCTAATCCATCAAATAAACCTCCATTCATTCCTACATCATATATATTAGGATCAGAATAATTAAATGTATATTTCTTATTTTCAGGCGTACAAGCATAATTATAAGGTATAATATTAAATTGAGGATTATCATTAGCATGTTTTTGTAACATATCAAATGTTTTTGGATTTGGTTCAAATGCTAACACTTTACCTTCATCACCTAAACAACTAGCGAATACTACAGTGAACGCACCAACATGGGCTCCAATATCTAATACTACTGAGTCTTTAGGAATTAATTCTGAAAATTTTTCATGTCTGAATTTAAATGTTTCTTGGTCTAATTTTTCAAAAAATGAAATTTCACCTACTGGGTCTATATTTGTTTTATACATAATTAAATGGTTGATACTCCTAACTTTTGAACTACTATTGTTGCACACGCTTGAGCAAATACAATTGCTTTTTCTATATCTTTTGTTCTAATATATTCTGCTACTAAACCTGATAAAAATGTATCTCCAGCTCCTGAAACGTCTTTAATTTGAACTTTTTCAACTGGGAATAATTTACCTTTATATTGGCATCCTTTATTAGATAATGTTATAATTAATTTATCTTCTATGTTTAAATCTTTAAGAGAATATTCTGTATGAGCATATTCAACATGATTTATTTTTATAAATGAAGCATAAATACAATATTTATCTAATATTTTTTTAGTATCAATAAACACATGTTTATTATTCATACAAATAAATTGTATATCCTCCTCGTCTAAAAATCCTTTATCATAATCACTAATAACAATAGCATCAATATTAATTCCTTTATATTGATTATTTATTATTTGTTTAATATTATCTGTGTTTATTCTTTTTACTTTATCGTTTTCATCTACACGTAATAATATTTGTCCTGACCTATCATCAACATAACGTGATTTAGTTACTTGTTCTTCATTGTAAATAGATAAAACATTTAACCCTAATGCTTTTAAATTAGCAACAACATTACCAGCCATTCCATCATTAGTTGTTTCGTTTATTGGATTAAATACAGGAACAGGTGCTTCTGGGGCTAATCTAACTGCTGTACCATAAACAAATCTATCAATACAATTATCCCCTATAACTAAAACATTAAATTGTTTAAATTCTTCTTTTTTAATATTACTCATTTAATAATTTTTTTAATCTATTAAAACCTAATTTACAGTTATCTTTCCAAGTGTGAGGATCACCATCATCAGAAACCCATTTATATGAACTAAATTTAATATTAAAACGTTTACATACTTTAGCTATTGCAAAACATTCCATATCAAATATATCATTTTTCTTTATATTATCCAAATAATAATGAGAATATTTTGAAATTTGATTTACATCATAAAAATAATCAGTTGTAAAACATTTTATAGGTGAATTAACATCTAATAATATTTGTTTACCTACTGCTTCAAATGGTGTGATACCATATTCTGATAGTGGAGTAGCATCAATATCTTGATATACTTGACCTACTTTAACTAAAGTTCCTGATGGTAATGATAATGAACCGCATGAACCAATATTAATTATTTCATCATATTTTTCATTAAATGCTTTATATGCGGCCATAGTAGCATTAATTTTACCTACTCCACTAAAAATAACAGGACTACCTAAAATAGTAGTTGATGTCTCTACTTCATCCGGGACAGCTACAATAAATACTCTATTCATATATAAATTTAGAATTTTTATCTCTATCTGATAAGATAGGATTAGTTATATTCCAGTTAATATTTAATTTTGGGTCAGCCCAATTTAAACTAAATTGATCTTGTACATCAGGATATTCTCCTTCATATGACCATTTATAATAAAATACTGCTTGATCGCTTAATACTAAATGACCATTAGCAAATTGAGGTGGTATTAAAACTGATTTTTTATTTAAATCTGATAAGATTATAGAATCCCATTTTAAATAATTATTTGATTTTGGTCTGTAGTCTACAACTACTAAATTTATAATACCAGATAAGCAAGTGATTAATTTCCAAGATTTAGAATCACCATGTAAACCTCTTAAAACATTATGTTTTGAGACTGCTATTTTATCATGATTAAAATTTAAATTAGGAACAAATTCATTTTGATTATAGACAGTCCATAATTCGCCTCTTTCATCTTTAAATGAATCAGTTTCATAAACTGTTACTTCAGGAAATATCATATATTATTTAAAGTATTAAGTAATGTATCAATTTTTTCTCTTTCTAATGTTGGATAATTACCTACATACCAACTAAAATGATGAACATGATCTATATTTTTAAAATCATCATAGTTAATATTATAATGTTTTTTAAAATAAGGTTGTCTTAATTGATTACCACCTCCAGATAGTCCTCTTCTAAATTCAATACCTTTTTCTCTTAAAGTAGTTTCTACTTTATCTCTTAATTTAAATGAACCTTCTTTTAATATAATTATAAAAGCATAATTACATTGACCTTCCATTTCAATATCAGTTATATACTTATTAGAATCTAAACGTTCCATAAAGTATTTAAAGTTATCTACTCTATTAATATTATTTGAATCTAATTTTTTAACTTGAGATAAACCAATCACAGCATTTAACTCAGTACTTCTAAAATTATGAGCGGGTGCTATAAAAATAAAATCTTTATTTAAATCTGGATTGTCATCAATAATTTGTTGTTTTAGATTATTGTCTGTCATTTCTCTCATCATGCCATGTGAACGTAAAGCTCTACATACTTGATAAAAGTACTCATTATTAGTACAAATCATTCCACCTTCAATAGTAGACATATGATGAGCAAAATAAAAGCTAAAATTAGAGGCAAACCCAAATGAACCTACTTTTTGTCCTTTAAATGTTGTGCCATGTGATTCACAAACATCTTCAATTAATAAAATTCCTTCTTCATCACATAATTGAATTAATTCATCTGTTAGACCATTAACTCCTAATACATGAGTCAAAAATATAGCTTTTGTTTTAGGTGTTATTATTTGTTTTAATTTTTCAATATCAAACGATAAATTCTTTAAATTAATATCGCAAAATACTGGTTTAAAACCACTAAATATGACTGATGATATATCTGATATCCAAGTTAATGGAGGTACTATAATCTCGCCTTCTCCATGGATATAGTTTAAGGCTAACATAGTTAATTCATTAGCTGATGCTCCTGAGTTAACCATTAAATTATATTTTGTACCTAACCATTCTCCCCAAGCGTTTTCAAATTCAATTACTTTAGGACCATTAGTTAATTTAGGTATTTGATCTTGACTTAAAAAGTCAACTAATGCTTTAACATCTTCTTTATCAATGTTATCACTCATTAAAGGTAAATAAAAGTTACTCATATGTTTATTTTTCTCCGTAATAATCTCCCCATTCAACTAATACAGTTGGACGGTTATCTGTTCTTTCATAAGCATATTTAAATGCTTCAAATATTTGATGTGGTTCATCTAATCTAATAAAATCAACATAATCACACATTGCTTTAAAGCCAGGTGTAAAATCAGCTATATGTTGATGCTGTGGATGTAAAGGTCTTTGAGAACCAATAGATGTTCTAATAATTACTTTTGGAGTATAACCTCCATCAGACATAATTTTAATTTTATCTAAATGATTAACTAATTGATTAGCTGCTAGTAGTAAAAAATTCCATCTTGGATAAATTGAAATAGGTACTGTGCCGTTTAGAGCCATTCCTATACTCATACCCATTTGCATATCTTCATTAACTGGCATTTCAAGTAATTTATCTTTATTAACATCTTTTAAAGTGTTAGTAATTGCTGTCCCCGCATATTCAACTGCTTGACCTAAAAATAATGTATCTGGCTTTTCATTTAACCAATCCATTGATCGTTTTAATTCATCGAAATATTTCATATTTTAAAATTGAATTCGTTTACCTGCTCCAGCATGTGGATATTTTGTTTGATATTCATAATAAATTATTTTTCTAGTTTCTTTAGAAAAGAATAATTCATCTGTGTTCCATACTTTATTTGTTTCAGTACAAACTGATTTTCTATTATTTTCAATTATAAAAGTGATAGGTAAATCATGATTAATAGCGTATTTCCAGTTTTCAAAAAATGTTCCTGTTTCAGATGTCATATCACCTACAAAACACCAAACATGATTAGTTCCACCTTTACGTTTAATATCTAAAGCAGTTCCTGTAGCAATAGGTATATTACCTGTTACAATAGCAGATGAATAAATGTTATATTCTGGGTAACATAAAGTGATTGATTTTCCATCTAAAATATCTTGTTTAACTTGTTCTTGAGGTACTCCTTTAAGTAAACATTGATAATGAGATCGCCAAGTACAAAATACCCAATCCTCTTCTTTAACATTTTTAAAGATATCAATCATTTGATCCTCATTTCCATCATATAGATGGACTGGTGCTTTAATCATAGCATTATTAAAACAATCTGCTATATCAGTTTCAAATACTATTAATTGTTCTTTATTCAAAAGATTTTCCATTTTCTACTATTTTTCTTTTTAATTTAATTTTTAGCATTTTATTTATATTATCGACTGCTATTTGTCCAAATTTATTTTTTATTTTTTCTAAAAATGGAGGATATGAATGATATTCTTCAAATGCATTATCTCTAAATTGTAATATTTCTGCTGCTGTTAATGTTTCTGTTGGTAATGGTAATGTATCATAACCATAAAATGAATAACCTTCATAAGTATCAGGTAATGGAGTACCATTTAAAAAAGCATTTCTATATAATTGACTTCCTGGTAATGCCATTGCTGCGTAAGCGTTCCATCCAAATGTGCATAATTCTTTAGATAACTCTAAAGTTTTTTGCATACTTTGAATTGTATCACCTGGCAATCCAAAAATATAATTAGCCATTACTTCAATATCAGCTGAATGGACTTGTTCAATTACTTTATTAATATCAACGTCCTCAAATTTACCTTTAGATACTTCTAATCTAACTACTTTATCTCCACTTTCAATACCTAATGCTAACCATTTAATACCCGCTTCTCTAACTAATGATAATAAATCAGGACGTTTAACTGTATCTACTCTTGAGTAAGCCCACATTCTTAAAAATTTACCATAACCTCTATCTCTAAGCATTTCACATAATGGAACGTAATATTTTCTATTTAATAAAAACATTTCGTCTGTTATTTTAATAGTATGAACTCCTAAATTAATTAGTTTTTCAAACTCACCTATAATAAATTCAGGTGACCAATATCTCATCATACTATAATTTCCTGCTACTCCTATCTCATCATCATCATCTCTATTTAAGATATTAATCATACAAAATTCACATCCAAATTGACAACCTAAAGATGTTTGAATCGCGGCATAAGGTGAGCGTTTATTCTGATCATATTCAGCATGCCACATTGGTGCTCTATATAAATCAAGAGGATGTTCTTTATAAGGTAATAAATCCCAAGCATAACCTGGTAAATCAATATCCATTCTATCATTCGGAACTATTTTTTCAGATGAATTAATTTTAACTATTCCATCTTTTCTCCAAACAATACCTTTAATATCATCTAATTTATTAATATTAATTTCAGGTAACGCTAAAATATTTCTTAAAGAATAAACACCTTCATTAGTGAAAGCAAAATCAATTGATGACTCCTCTTTAAGTGCTTTAACTGGGACTGCTTGAACATATGAACCTAAATAAGAAATAGGAATATTAATACCTTTTTCTTTAATATACTTAGACATATGAGTCGCTCCACTCATATTAACTGTACCTGCATTTACATTTTGTCCATAAACAACAAAACAAATTAATCGAGGATTAAGTGTTTTAATTTTATTAATTACTTCATCATCTTGTAATTGTTCAGCGTTAATATCAATTAATCCTACTTTATGACCTACTGATCTACATGACTCGGCTAATAATAGAGCCCATGTTGGTGGTTCAATAGCGGCATAATCATTTGCTAAATTTTGATAAATACCACTTGCATTACCTGGTGCTATAAATAAAACGTCCATTATAAGTTTGTAAAATCTTTATTTTTAAATTTATTAATTAAGTTATATCCTTTAATTAACTCTTGGATACCGTCTTCTAGAGTAAATGTAGGTAACCATCCTTGAGATTCCAATTTTAAATTAGAAACTAAATAATTTCTTTGATCCGCGTCTTGTTTAAATTCGTTTTGAACAATAACTAAATCAGGAACATATTTTTGAATAGTTTCAGCTAGTTGTAGTTTATTTAAATTAGCTGATGATAAACCAACATTAAAAGCATTATTATTACATTTCTCATAATTTTCAATCATAAATAAAAATGTATTAGCTATATCTCTAATATGAATATAATTACGAATGAAATGAGATTCAAACAAAACTAAATAATTATCTGTAACTGCTTTATAAACAAAATCGTTTACTAATAAATCCATTCTCATTCTATAAGACATTCCAAACACTGTTGCTAATCTTAAAGCAATACCGTTACCTGAATCTAATAATGCTTTTTCTGCATTACATTTTGTTTCAGCATAAAGTGATAATGGTTTAAAAGGTGAGTCTTCTGTAATAATTTCAGTTGATGAACCATATTGGCTATTTGTATTTGGTAATAACACAATTTGATCTTTAGATACCCAATGTGCAATTTGTTTTACTTGTTCATAATTAACCTGAACTGTTAGTTCAGGATTTAATTTACAAGCAGGCATTCCTACAATTGCTGCTAAAGGAATAATTATATCATGATCTTTAACTAATTGTTTTAATACATTTTCATTTCTAACATCACCTAAAATAAAATTAAAATTTTTATTATAACTAAAAGGAGCAACTGATGTTTGTTTATAACTTAAATTATCTAAAACTGTTACTTGATATCCTTTATTTAATAATACTTCTGTTAATACTGAGCCTAAGTATCCCGCTCCACCTGTAATTAATACTTTTTTCATAAATTATTTAATGTTATATATTACCAACTAATCTCCCAATCTTTAAATTCAGCAGCTAAACAATCAATTTTATAATCTTTTCTTCCACCTGCTATTTCTTGTATTTTATTTTTTGCTGTATTTCTAATACCATTAATACCATGTGTTAGCTCTAAATTATTTCCATCTTTAATTCCTTTTCTATAGTTGGATTCATTATGCCAAATATGTAAATTCATTTGACTTAAAACAACTATCGCTCTAATTGTATCTGCTGTTATTTTACCTTCTTGTTGGTCTAATACTAATTGAATATCATGAACAATATCATTTATTTCTTTAGCATATTCATCTTTGTGTTCTACTATAAACACTTCTTTTAATTGAACAATAGATAATCTATCTATTAATTCACTAAGGGTTGGTAGGTATTTTCTCATAAAGGTATTTGTGTGTATTCTATTTGTGGAAAAGTTTTTCCGTCTGAAAATTTATCAAATGCTAATTGTGCATCTGCTTCTATTGAATGAGGTATTTTTGAATATAATTCTAAATTACCTACTGGTTTAGTATGAGTCATTCTAATTGAGTCTATAATAGCAATTTTATCTTTTGGATTACCTAATAGATAAGGCCAAACTCCATCTAAACCCCATGATGAATAATTAACATCAAATGTTTCTTTAAGTTTTAATACTGTATCTAAATTCATTACTGGCGCCATTATCTCAACGAAATTAGTGTAACGTAATAAAGAATTTTCTTGAGGCAAAGTTATTTGATGAGAAGCATAACCTAAAAGTGAGGGTTGACAAATATATAAATCATATTTTTTAGCTATATCAAATAAACTATTAATACTATTAGTATCTATTTTAAGATCATCATCTGGAAACCAAATATATTCATATTGAGAAATCCATTCTAAATTATCTTCAATAAATGCTTTAATTAACCACCATTTAAATCCTTTAGAAGCATAAACATGAGGTGTATCTTGAGTATAAGATTTAGCTACTTCCATATCATCACCATAATAGAGTAGTACTAAATCAAAATTCGATTTACCAGTTAACCACTCCTTATGAAGTGATTTATCTCCAGCAGGTGATACTATTAAATTCATTATACTTTGTATTTTGTTCTTCCTGTTTGTTCAATTTTATCATACAAGTCATTTTGAGCAACTTGACGTTCTAATTGTTTAGGATGTAAAATACAAAATAATTCTTCAGATGGTAAAAAAACATATGTTTTATGTCCTTTAATTTTACTATGAAGTAAACCATCCCATTCTACCCAATTACAATTACGATATAAACGCATTTGATGATCTGGAAAATTAACCCAGCCTTTTTCATTTACATTCCATCTCCATTTTGTAATGTATTCAGGAGTTAAACCTTCAACTGTATTAATTCGAGGCATGATAAATAAATCAATTTCATTATTATCCTCTAATAGTTGAGGTAACATTTCAATAAACTCAGGATTAACTAATTCATCAGCATCAAGTTGTAGAATATAGTCACCTGTACAAATACTATTTAAATAATTTTTCTGAGTATGGTCTCCATCAAATGTTCTATAATCAAGTTTAATTTGATGATTATATTTTTTAAGAATTTCTATTGTTTCTAAATCAGTAGAAAAATCATCTACAACAACAATCTCATCTTCAGAACGTTTATGAGTTGTTAGGAATGAAAGAAGAGTTTCAATATACTGTCCTTCATTATGGGTTAAAATAGCATAACTTATTTTCATATTATTCAGGTAAAACTCCTATATAAGATAAAGCGTCCATAAAATCTTTTTCTTGGAATGCTATCATAGTAGTCATATCCATTCTAAATTCATAATATTGATCTTTTTTTCCTTTAATAGGATATTTATGTTTTTCTTCTTCTGTTACTACTACTGCTTTTACAGCTGCCCATTTCCAATCATTGAAATCAGTTCCATTTGCAAATACCATTCCTTTATCAGGAACATTAATCATACTAGGCATCCACATTTGTCCTTCTTCATCTTTATGAATTAGGTCTTTATATAATTCAGGAAGTAATTCTTTTTGTTGTTCAAAAAAATCTTCACCTTCTTTCATTAGTGTGTTAGTTTGAAAACCACACCCGTAACAAAAATGGTTTGTTATTTCAGGAGTTACTTCTTGAGTATAACAAGCATCACTTCCGCAACGTTTACATATTGTTAAGTTATCCATTTATTTTAGTTAATTTAGGTAATTCAATTTTCTTTAATTCAGGTAATTTTAATTTAGCCATTTTAGGAAATTCAGGAATATTTTTAGTAAATAATTCATCTACTTTTTCTTTCATTTTATTCCAACTAAATTCTGTTTTAGATTTATAAGCTTGGCGATTAGCATTATCAGTGTATTTTTTATAATTTTCAAATACATCTTTCATATAATGACCTATTTGTCCTTGATCTACTGAAAACCATAAAGTGTCTTTTAATATCATTGTGTTTTGAGCACTTGGATGAACTGGTGTTAATTGGCCTGGTAATAAAGTAGTAAATTCATTGCTTAAGAAATCTGTATGTCCACTCCAATTAGTAGTTATAATAGGTTTTTTAACTAAACTAAATTCAAGTAATGGTCTTCCAAAACCTTCACCTTTAGTTAAATTAATCATTGTTTTAACTTTTGGATGATTATAAAGTTCATTCATTTCCTCATCTGTAAATTCACCATGTAATAAGTAAACATTAGGTAAATTATTCGCTTTAACTGTTTTGCGAATCATTTTTACTCGTTTAGCTATTTCTTCTCTATCAACATAAGATGAACCTACCATAGATGTTTTTAAAATTAATGCAGGTGCTTTAGCTTTGTTTTTAAATATTTCATAAAACGCTTTAACTAATAAACTCACATTTTTTCTATCTTCACCTATATCACCTTGCATCCAATGACCTACAAATAAGTAAGCAAATGACTCTGGAATATCATTTATATTTTTTAGGAATGATTGTTTAGTATCTACTTTATCTAATACTTTATAAATGTCAGTATTAGCTCCTTCAAATAGTACTTCAACGGGTTTAGTTAATTCAATTGTTCCTTCTTTTTGTTGTGTTTGTTGATTGATTTTTTCAAATTTAGTATCAGTAAATACTTTTTTAGTATGATTAGATGAAACTAAAGTTAAATCCATTCTATTAACACCTTCTAAAAATTCATGAGAACATGCTGTTGTTTCAATTCCTGCTGTTACTCCAATATTATATTTTCCTATTGGTTGAAATTCATTTGGAACTGTAATTTGCATCCAAACATCTGGTTGTTTAGGTAATTGGGGAGTTGTTAATGTATGTTCTCTTAAAAAAGCCCATTCAGGATTTTCATCCATAAATCCCCAAGGTGTTTCTCCCCAACGTTGAGGAATTAATTTTACATCGTATCTATCTAATTCAATAATTGCTTTAATTAAATCACGAGCTCTAGCTCCGTAACCTGAAAATGTATCAAAGGGTGATGATATAATAAATAATGGTTTGTTCATAACAATTAATATAATAATTTGTGGTTTATAACTCTGTCTTTTACTTCATTTAAATTAATGAATTCATATTTTTCTCTTGGTTTCCAAGTTGCGAATAATTCATCTAGTGTTTCAATAATATTCACACCCATTTTTTCAGATGTAAATCCTGCTTCATCACTTAATGCCCATTCTCTACCTTTAGCACCTCTAGCTTTTCTTTCTTCTTTACTTAAAGAATAAACATTCATTAATTGTTCTGCTGCATCTTCTGATGTGCATCTATCATCCCAAATATAAGGAGTTAAAGGTGAACCTACTAATGATCTATTTGTTGGAAATACTGGAAATGCCCAGTCACCACATTCTTTAATTGTACCATTATGGTTTGAAGGAAAATCAGCGTCTAACTCCATCCATTTACCATCTTTAACAAAACGCATTTGATCTTGCATTCCACCTGTTACGTTGGCAATAATTGGATTTCCTACTAATAATGCTTCAGTTAAACTTAATCCCCATCCTTCATTTGATGTTAATTGAATTTGAACATCAGTTAAATTATATAACCAATTAATTTGACTAGTACCTAAACGATTTTGAGAAAATATAACATTATACTTATCATCATTTAATAATAATTCTCTAACTGCTTCTAAATCTGTTCCATTATCATCTACTACTTGAGTATGTAAAACAAAAGCACATTTTTTAGCTTTTTCTTCTGGTAATTGGTCTATAAAGTATTTATAGGCTAACATCGTATCAGGAATTTGTTTTCTGCGAATATTTCTAGAATTAAAGAAAACTACAAATTCATAATCTTTTCCTCCAAAGACATTTTTCTTAAATTCCATCATGTCTTTATATTGAGCATGATTTTCATCAATTGGAAACATCATTTCATGATTTAAACCATGAGGAACATATTTAATAATTTTATCTTTTGCTTTATCACCTAATACTAATTTATTGATATTAACTGTTTGTTTTGAAATACCTAATAACGCATCACAAGCTTCATAAAATGCTTTATTGTAATGTGGAGCTGGATAATCATCCCAAATATTTAAATAAATAATAGGTAATTTTTTACGTAACTCACTTTCCATTTGGAATAACCAAATAAAATATCTTGGGTCAGTAATAATAAAAATCGCATCTGGTTTTTCTACTTGGATTAAAGATCTTAATAATGTAGGATCTCCATAACCATTTACTGGGTATAAGATTACAGATGAATCTGTTAAACCTGCGTTTACATTTGTATCCTGAGATAAATCAAAACGTTTACCTGCTTCAGGGTGTTGGATTGCTCCACCAATGTTTACCCAATTAAAATGTTGTGAGGTGTGTAAAACTACTTCTCGAGCGACAGTAGCAATTCCTGAATGGACTCTAATATCATCACATATTAGGAGAATTTTCTTCCTCTTCTCAGGAGGCAAATAAGCGAAACTTGAATTCATATAACTGTTTTAATTTATTATAATAACTATTTTTTACTTCTCCAAATTTAAGGCTGTGTGACCGTGAATTGTTTTACGAAATTCTTCATTTGTTAAATATAAATGAATTGCTCGGTCAGCTAGTTTTTGGAATGAGAATTTACGTTTAACACATTCTACTCTAAAATCCTCAAATAGGTCACTTTGTATTTTAACACTCGTAAGTGTCATATCTTTTTTTTCCATAATGTTGTATATATTGATATTTTATTATAAATATATACTTAGTTTAAGAGAGTGCAAAAGCACATAAATTGTTTGATGAGTAAGGGCAATACTTACAGTTAAACGCGCTTGGATTAGGGGTGTGAGATATATCTTTATAAGAACCATCTGTGTTAAAACAACTAGTTATGAAATTATTCATAGCATCTAATGCTTTATTTACTTTAACTTTACCACTTGCTGGTTTAAATTCTTGGATGTAACGTTGAACATACTCAGCATTCTCATATATTTTGCGTTTCAATATAACAAAATTAATATCAATTGAATCTACAGGAACATTAAACTGTTCAGCAAAAAATTGTTTATAAAGTATTAATTGGAATTGTTTATCTTCATCCTTTTTAGCCGCGTCATTCCATCCTCTAGTAGACGTTTTAAAATCGATTATAGTGAATGTATTTGTTGGCTCGTGATATAATACAAGGTCTAAATACCCTTTATATAACACGGTTTTATACAGTTTATTGGGGTTTAATACGATGGGTACTTCACAACCTACTAAGAACCAACCACGTTTACTGAAATATTTTTTCTTGTTTTTCTTTAGGTAAGTTAATATATTTAATCCGTCTTCATAAAATTCTCTTAACTCTTCAGCACTACTAAAGTGTGTTTTAGTATTTTTCTTATATTCGGCTGCATATAAGTCTCTTAATTTAGTTTCAAATATATCTGTTAAGTCTAAAGCATCAGCTGCTGTATCAGTTTCATCATACATTACTGTAAGGTACTGTTGTACAGTTTCATGCATTGCAGTTCCAAATATAAAATGAATTGAAGGTTGATATAAATAATTACCTTCTTTATATTGTAATTGCCATTTATGATTACAAGACCTAAACATAGACATCTGGCTATACGATATAGTTTTTTCAAATCTATAATCAGTATCTCTAGGTTTATACTTCCTAATTTCTTTAATTATTTTAGGTAATTTCTTAGCCATTATTTCTTCCAAAGACCACGTTCTACTAACTGAGCTATAATTCCATAGTTAGTAATATCCTGATATGTATCAATTAAAGGTTCATTATTTACTTTACGTTTACTGATAATCATATTTTTCCAGCGATTAACTTTATCATTTAGTCTATACCATAAACCAGTTAATGCAAATTCTATTTCATCAGTATTTGATAATTGAGTACCAGCTGAAATATTTGACATACCATAGTCTAAATGTTTTTTAGCAAATAATTCATATTGTTCTAAAATTATTTGTTCATAACCTTTAGCAATGGTGGGATATTCTTTTTGTAATATTTGAATTGCCTCTGGCATTTTAGGATATTCAAATGTTTTAGTATTAATTTGAGCTGCTTCTTTAGAGTGATCTTTTACTTTAGCATTGTAAGGTACTACTGGTTCTGACATTTCTTTATTAAAATTGATTTCTCTGTTATTATATTTTTTAATTGGACCTGACATTATTTTATTTCTTTAATTAATGTTTTCTTTAATTTTTCATCTAAACCTAACTCATTGAATATATTTTCTATTTCCTGTTTAGGTAATATTTTAATATATTCACTAGCTTCCTTTTTTGAACACTCAAAATAAAAAGCTATATGAGTTAATAGGTCAGGTGAATAAGACTTAATGTTGGATTTTATATACTTACTATATAATGGTTTAGTAGGTAAAATATTTAAGTAAACATTATATATTTGTTTCTTTTCAGCTGGAGGTAGTTTTTGAACTAGATTTGCTAATTCAATGTACTTCTCATCCAT